TTCCGGGGTGAACGTCATATAGACTATGCCATTGGTATCAGCCGTTCTGGTGATGCACTGACTGAAGATTTCCTGCTTAGGTTCCTCGTCCAGCCAGACAACATCGATGGCCTCGCCCATGAACTTCTCAAAGCCCTGCTCATACGCCTTGAAGCTTATCTGGGAGTTACCCCCCGATTTGTGTAGCACCAAGGCGCTGGAATAGGCGTTGGGTACACCGGGTTTGCGGGTGGTTTCTACAATCTTGGCCAAGGGTACTGCCCCTGTGCCTTTTAGGTTAGGGTCTTGTGGGTTACCAAAGAGTTCCTTCTGGATGATGTCTCTGGTGGTATCGTTGGATTCCCCCGCTGCCCAGACCCTGACAGGTTTGTTAAATCTATGTCCCTGCCACCAATCGGGATAGTCCCCTGTCAGGTGGTATGCCGTTTCTACCGCACCACAGTACGTCTTGCCTACCCGGTTAGCTGCCATCAGGATGCGCTGGGCGCAATCTGTGCCAGAATGGTGAAACTTGGTCTGGTAATCGTAGGGCTTATACCTCTTGAGCCGGGTGGTAAGCTCCCTATGCTCTTTTTCTTTGAGAAGCTCTAGGACAGCAAGTTTATCCACTTATTTTTACTACATTGGTCAACCGTGCAATCTGCTCGTCAAGCTCCTTATCGGATAACTCAGTGACCTCTTTGACCGTGGTTTCCTGCTTGTGGACCGCATCGTAACCTGCCCTAGACAAGATGTCTCTTGCAGCATTGAGCCTAACGTTCTCCGAGTCAGCTTCACGCATGAGCCTTTCTAGGACAGACACAGCCAAGGTGGCAGTTTCTCCTACCCTTTCCTTGATGCGATTTTCAATGTGGTGCCAGAGGAAACGCCGCAGTCTCTTAGAACGATTTTTTGCCTGTGGTACATTCTGTGTGCTCTTGTAGCCAGCAGCATAGAAGGCATCCAAGGGTTCAAGGTGATTGTCTACCAGTTCTACTATGAATTTAGCCTCTCTCTCAGTTAGCTCTTTGTCTAACGGTTTAGGCTCTTCGTAGCTAGCAAATTTATGGTTAGCCAATGTAAACCTCCTAGGTTGTACTGCTATTATATCAAACTTTACTTGGTGTGTCAATGGTGAACATGGTAGATTTTCAAAATACCCCCCAGAATGGACACATTGAACATATAAGAACTACGCACCCCACGGGGGGGTCACCCCTGTTCTCGCTTTGTTCCTGTTTACGGTTTGTTCTCGTTTTGTTCCAGACGTGTCCAACATTGGAACAAAACGTGAACAAAAAAGGAACGCCCAATGGTGTGACAAAATTGTAACACTGTTGCATTATGGTTGTGCCAATGCAATAGTGCGACCAATGTTGAAATATTTTGGGAGAGTGTGAGTGCGTGTAGATACAACGTTTATTGCGTGTATGTGCACGGTGTAAGGTTTTGTTATGTTATACTATAACATTTGTGTATCGGATCGAGATATATCATAAATGTATAGCAACCGATCGACCTAGTGTTTTGCGGTATACCCTCATAAACGGCTTAGAATGGCCATAGAGCGCAATTGGTACCGTTCGGGCATACACCTACCCGAGACACCAGAGACAAGCACTCAGCGACGCTCCCAGGCCATGCAGTGAGTGCATAGCAGGCATGCAAAAATAACATACAACATTGTGCAAATTTGTGTTACATTGCCAACATTCCAACAGCAACCAAGAAAGGTAAAACGATGAAAGTCAAAGACGCCATACAACATGGCAAGATATCCACGGGTAACAGCAAGATGCCGGGTACCACATACGCCATCGATGCATTCGCGTGCAACACTGGTTCAAAGCTGGCACAGATCGAGGGCACACCGTGCCACTCGTGCTATGCTAGGAAGCTCCAGAAGCTCCGCCCTAGTGTCAATCAAGGTTGGAAGGCTAACCTTGCCAAGTGGCAAACTAGCGACCCCATCGAATGGGTTGCTAGCATGGTATTCCAGATATCACGCTATAACACCGATGGATACCATCGCTGGTTCGATAGCGGCGATCTACAATCGCTGGACATGCTGGACGCTATCGTTTCCGTGGCACGTATGACACCCCATGTCCGCCATTGGTTGCCTACGCAGGAACGAAAGCTTGTCGCAGATTGGCAAAGGCTTGGCAACACTTTGCCCCTGAACCTTAACGTCCGCGTATCGGCGGCAAAGCTTGATGGAGACAAACCCAAGGGCATAAACGGCTCACAAGTCTACACCAAAGGGCAAGCGCCCAAGGGCTACACATGCCCCGCCCGTACACAAGGCAACAATTGCGGCGAGTGTCGCGCCTGCTGGCCGTTGCCACAATGGCCCCATTGAGTTTATATACCGTATCAATTGGAACGATATTCACTATTGCCCACAGTGTAACCTTGAGCACACCGTGGATATAAGACAAAAGACAGAATTGATAGACACCAACGCAAGAGAGATAGAAAGGTTCGGAGAATGAACAAAGAGCAGACAAAGAAATTAACGGACGAGGAATTATCCTTTGCCTTGCAAGACATCAACAATACTGCCCGTTTACATGATCATGGGACGCCTTATTATGATAAGCTTTTGTCTGATTATGATCTAATCATCGAAGAGATGGGACATAGATGCGCCATTGAGTACCAGAAGAGGTACCAAAAATAAATAAAATATTTTTTGTCTCACCCCTTGAAATATCAAAAAGGCTTCCTATATATACTCTATAGAGTACTCTACTGGGTACTCTTTAAAAGAGATCATACTATATTGGTACCTATATAGAGGACATAATGAACACGCTGAAATTACAAACGACAGACCAAGAACTGCACGACGCCTACCTGCTCATGGACAAGGGCAGAGGTAAACAGGTGAGTGTCCGCAGAGATCAGTTTGTCCACATGGCCCTAGACCATACTGCCATGGTCCGGGCCTTGGAGAAGCTTGGTGTTAAGATTGAGGTCTCTTAGATATGCGCTGTGCCATCTGTGACGCACCATTGTCACCTACTCAGCCGCTGGAGAACGACCTGTGCTCAGAGTGTGGCCACCATGTGCGTAGAGCCTTGGGACAGACTGACCCCATTGAGACACTATTGAAAGAGGACGAAGAATGAACATTTTTGCCAGCATACTTGCAATCTTCCTTGGCCGTGCCATATTAATAGAACAGAAACTGAAAGGCGACAAATGAACATATTCTACCTCGACCGTGATCCTGCCAAGTGCGCCATGATGCACTGCGACAAGCACGTCGTTAAGATGATCTTGGAGTACGCACAGTTGCTCAGCACTGCCCATCACTTGGTCGATGGGGAGCCTAGTATCGACTGCTACAAGCCTACGCACAAGAACCACCCCAGCGCCGTCTGGGTCAGGGAGAGCCGGTCTAATTACCAGTGGCTCTACCAGTTACTCGACGCCCTGCTGGTAGAATACACCTTCCGGTACGGTAAAGTTCACAAGACAGAGAGCAGTGGTATATTCCAGAACCTGTCTAAGATTCCATACGAGCTACCGGGTGGCAAGTTCACTGAGCCGCCCCAGTGTATGCCAGACGAGTGCAAGGACGACGACCCTGTGGTAGCATACAGAAACTACTACGTCAGGGAGAAGAGCTACATGGCACGGTGGAAGAACACCGATTCACCACCGTGGTACAAGATTGGAACAGCAATAGAACTTATGGAGACGGTATGATGACTAAGACCTACAAATGGAGCCATGACGAAGAGATCACCGCAGAAGAGTTTATCAAACGATTGGTCCCCTTGGTAGATGGCCCTGTCCAGATGCTATGGGAGTGCGACGGAGATATGTTCATGTCTGACTATCACAAGCTGACCGTGGCGGCAGCGCACTTGAGAGTTTTTAAGGAGCAAATAGATGAATCCTGATGATGAAGCAATGATGGCCAGATGTTTAACCTGTGATGGAGCATTTGACGTTATGACGAGCTATGATGGAATACATTGCAATGGTTGCATGGAAGAGTACGAAGACATAAAGGAGCACGAAGATGAAGCGTGACGAGATACTGCACACTGCAAGCGAACGTCTGATCAACGAGTACAAAGAGGACAGTTTTGTAGACATCTGTGGGTACGCTGCGTTGGCCGGGGAGATGTCTAGTGCAGATGTTAAACGTCCTGACTGGGGCTGATGTGATTAAGATATCTATCACCAGCCTTGTATTTTTAGCGGCAGCATATTACATATGGAAAGGTTAATCATGGACAAGTTTACAGAGTCGGAATATTTCAACCACCTCTACAAAGAGGGTCTTTCGCCGGAGATCACTAAATATTTTGAAGAGATGGCTAGGATAAATCAGCGGAGCATGACATACTTTATTATCATGGCCTTGGAAGAGCTTAAGATGTACCTAGACCAGCAACCACACTACACAGTAGACCTAGAAGACGATGAAACGGAGACACAGCACTGATGGATCAAATTGAGTCCACTGCGATCAAGACGCACCAACCTTGTCAAAGCTGCGGCAGCAGTGATGCCCTGAGCATCTACGATGACGGACATACCTACTGCTTTAGCTGCGAAGAAACACTCAGAGAGGTCAATGAAGTGGAAAACATAGACGATTACAGGCCGGCCAAACCTGACACCCCGTGGTCAGAGCGCAGGATCAGCAAGGCTGTGTCTGATTTCTACGGTGTAACAGTGACCGACCAGTCTGTGATGTTCCCCTACCACCTTCCTGATGGTATGCGGGTATCGAATAAGACCAGACGAGCAGGTAAGATATTTTCAACTAGTGGAGACTTCAAAAATTGTACGCTATTTGGGACGCATACACTGAGCAAGGCACTGGGGACTAAATCGAGCACACTGATCGTCACAGAGGGTGAAGCGGATGCGCTGGCAGCGTTCCAGATGGCCAACTCTGTGCAGCCCAGTGCCACGGAGATCACCAAGAGGCTTAACGCAATCGTACACGCCCTGAGCTTGAAGAGCGGACAGGCAAGTGCTGAGCGCGACTTCAAGAACAACCTAGAGCTACTGGAAAGCTTCGACCGTGTGTTCATCTGCTTCGACAACGAGCCAAAGGCACAAGAACAGGCGGAGAGGTGTGCCAAGCTGCTCAAACCGGGCAAGGCATTTATCGTTGAGCTTGAGCACAAGGACGCTTGTACCTACAGTTCGCGCAGCATGGAGCAGGAGTTCCTAGGTCACCTTAAGAACGCCGTATGCTACACCCCTAGTGGTATCAGGAATGCCGCCTCAGACTTTGATGGTCTTTGGTCTGAACAGAACCTGCGTTCCATAGACTTCCCGTTCCCTGCCCTACAGAACAAGACGCTGGGCGTAAGGTCTAGGGAGATCGTCACATGGGCAGCAGGGACAGGCGTGGGCAAGTCCAGCTTGCTCAGGGAGCTTCAGCACCACTACCTGAAGGAAACAGACGTTAGCATAGGTATCATTGCCTTGGAGGAGTCCGTTGACCGTACCCGGCGAGGCATCTTGGCGGTTGAAGCAAGTGATAGACTACACCTCAACGAAGTATTCGAGAAGTATTCGAAAGAACAGATTAAGGAATACTTTGACACTACTTTAGGCACCGGCAGGGTCTTTATCTACGACCATTTCGGTAGCCTAGAGATGGAAGACCTGATCAACCGTGTCCGATACATGGTGGTTGGTCTGGATTGCAAGGTCATCTTCATCGACCACCTGAGCATCTTGGTCAGTGGCCTAGACATCAACGACGAGCGGAAGGCCATAGACCGTACCATGACGTTGCTCCGCCAGTTGACTGAGGAAACAGGCTGTGCGATACACTTGGTCACACATTTGCGTAGACTAGGATCAGACCGTAGCCACGAAGAGGGCATGGAGGTCAACCTTGGACACCTTAGAGGATCACATGGTATTGCACAGATCAGCGACACAGTGGTCAGCATGGAGAGAGACACGCAGAGCGACGATCCGATAGAGTGTAACACCACCACCCTGAGAGTGCTCAAGTGTCGTTATACGGGTGACACGGGGGCTTGTGACAGGCTACTATACGACAAAGCTACCGGACGACTCACAACATTGAAGGAGAACTTTTAGTGGCCAAGAAGACGCAGAACAGCACCTACAATCCTAGGACAAAGGTGCGGCGCAGGAACAGGGCAAGACCTCTGAACCATCAGAAGACAACGGGCAAGCGGTCAGTATTTGCAGGACAGAAGAGCAGCAAGAGGGGGCAGGGATGATACAGGTAGCACTCTTAAATCAGATGGGAGACGACCTGAGCGTCGTCAACGCTGCACGAGTGAGCTTCGACAAGGTTCACCTTGAGATGGAACCGAGCGATGAGAAGCTGATAAAATACTTGGCAGATCATAATCATTGGTCCCCCTTTGCCCATACCAGCTTGCAATTCCATATCAGAGCACCTATATTCATAGCACGGCAGCTTGCCAAGCATCAGGTGGGACTAGTGTGGAACGAGGTAAGCCGTAGATATGTCAGCGATTCCCCCGATTCTTGGAAGCCTGATTACTGGCGCAAGGCCGCTGCCAATAAGAAACAAGGTTCTACAGACGAAGAGGTAACCAGCAATTCTATTGTCTCTAAGGTATATAACGAATCAGTCAGGGCATCGATAGCGACATATGATAACATGATAGAGTTCGGTGTCTGTCCTGAGCAAGCAAGGGCAGTGCTACCACAGGCGGCTTATACCGAGTGGTACTGGACCGGCAGCTTGTACGCCTTCAGCCGTGTGTGTAAGCTAAGACAGGCTGCTGACGCACAGGCAGAGACACGCCATGTTGCGGATCAGATATCAGAACGATGCAAGATTAACTTCCCCATCAGTTGGAAACACTTATGCAAGTCTGCTACCTAGACATAGAAACCGACAGCCTAGACGCCACAGTGATACACTGTGTGGTCACATTTGACTCTGAGGTGGGCGTCAGGGTGTGGACAGAGCCTACTGGGCTGCAAGACTTCCTCAGTCAGTTCGATGAGGTGGTAGCGCACAACGGACTCAGCTTTGACTTCCCAGTGCTGGCAAAGCTGTGGGGAGTCAGGCTGAAGTTCGACCAGATGGTAGACACCTTGGTTCTGTCGATGATGGAGAACCCCTCAAGAGAGGGAGGACATAGTCTTGAAGCATGGGGCAAGCGCCTAGGCAAACACAAGGGAGACTTCAGTGGAGATTTCAGTGCATATACACGCGAAATGTTGGACTACTGCATTCAAGACGTAAAGGTATGTATGCACCTACATTGGACACTTTGGGCAGAGATGGAAGACGAGTTCAGTGAGCAATCGATCAGGGACGAACACAGGATGCGTATCGTTGCTGACAGGGTGAGTCACAACGGCTTTAAGCTGAACAAGCAGAAGGCCGTAGAGCTTTATAACAGGCTGATGTTAGAGCAGGATCAGATAGCAGCCGAGTGCATCAATATGTTCCCGCCCATTGTAGAAGAGCGTTACTCGGAGAAGACAGGCAAGCGGCTGAAGGACAAGGTAACAGAGTTTAATCCGGCCAGTAGGCAGCAGATTGCTGAACGTTTGATTGAACTAGGATGGAAACCCACAGAGTTAACGCCCAGTGGCAGGGCAAAAGTGGACGAAAAGACACTGGCCAAATGTGATCTGGCGGTGGCACAGAAGCTTGCACGGTACTTCCTGCTACAGAAGAGATCAGCATTGGTCAAGGCGTGGATAGAGGCTTGCTCTGAGGAATCTAGGGTACATTGCAGGTATCGTACCTTGGGTGCTATCACCAACCGCATGAGTTGTGTCAGCCCCAACCTGCAACAAGTACCAGCAGTGCGTGTCGAGTATGGTAAGGATTGTAGAGAATTGTTTGAAGCACCTGAAGGTAGAAAACTGATAGATACAGACGCTGCTGGTCTTGAACTTAGGGTGCTGGCACACTATATGAATGATGAGAGGTTTACCCGTGAAGTGCTTGAGGGCGATGTACATACTGCTAACCAACAGATGGCTGGTCTGGAGACTAGAGACCAAGCTAAGACGTTCATCTACGCGCTTCTCTATGGAGCGGGAGACTCTAAGATCGGAGCGGTCGTCAACGGGTCTGCTAAGGACGGTGCTCAACTTAGGGCGAGATTTATGGCAAATATGCCAGCATACAAGAGGCTGAGCGAGGCCGTCATACGCAAGGGAGAATCGGTGGGCAAGCTGGTGGGACTAGACGGCAGGATACTGCGCGTCAGGTCAGGACACGCTAGCCTTAACACATTGATCCAAGGTAGTTCTGCGGTGCTGATGAAGAAGTGGTTCATGTACGTAGACTACCACCTGAGAAGGAGAAAACTAGATGCCAAGATCGTAGCAATGGTGCATGACGAATTAGTTTTGGAAACATCAGAAAAAGATGTTGATCATGCCAAGGACTGTGTTATACTATCTATACGTCAGGTCAACAAATCTTACAAACTGAACTGTGAACTAGACTGCGACGTTCAAACTGGAAACAACTGGAGCGAGATACACTAATGGCTAATACATTCACATACCTTGAAGGCACAATGTTCTTCCCTTTCATCTTCGACAAGATGGACAAGTTTGACCGCTACAGTGTGGCGCTCGGTCTTGAAGGTGATCAGGTCAAGAACGCCAAGAAAATTGGTCTTGCTGTTAAACAGGACGATAACAAGATGGACGGCATGGCCTATGTCCAGCTTAAGAGCAACTACAAGCCACTACTGTTCGACGCAGAGGGTAACGACTACGGTGGGCCTACCATGCTCAGCAATGGCAGCAAGGCCGTGGTAAAGGTCAGCCAACGCCCCTATAACAACAGCTTTGGTACTGGTACTACTACCTTTATGAACGCTGTGAAGATCACTGATCCTGTGGAGTACGTCCCAGAGGGCGGTAAGTCCAAGGGCTTTGACGAGAAGCCAAAGGCTGGAGCGGTGGACGATCTTAACGACGACGTTCCGTTCTAAATGGGAGCGCCCAAGTACGGGCATTGGGACACTAGTCTGGTAGGCAGGTTCAATCCGGGAGATCATTTTGGATTTGTCTACCAGATTACCCACAAAGAGTCCGGTAAGAGTTATATAGGTTGCAAGCACCTGTATAGATATAAGAAGACAAAGAGAACAACGGAGAGTAATTGGAAATACTACTGTTCAAGTTCTAAATATCTTGAGCCGGACATAAAGAAGTTTGGGAAAAGAGCTTTCAGTTTTGTTATACTTTTACTATGTAAAAACAAACGTGACTTGTACTACAATGAGATGAAGGTACAGGTTGATCTGGATGTTCTTGGGAGTGATGATTATTACAATAAGAACATTGGTGGTAAGAGGTTTTTCGCACCCGTTGAGAGCTACAAAAAAGTATCTGGGATTAACAATGGTATGTACATAGGCCCGTTTACCATAACTTACGACAACGGTGTTGAGCACAGGATTGAGAATATGTCTGTCAGAGAGTTTGCTGAGCGTCACGGGTATAATGCAAGTGGCTTAGCTAAAGTCAGGTACGGAAGACGAAAGACACACAAAAACATAGTAAACTTAAGATACGATGGTGACCCTGTGAAGGATACCACAGGGGTACGGAACCCCGAGAATCAGGGGCCGTTCACTGTGACTTACAAAGATGGTTCTAGGCAGCGGGTTGAAGACATGAGCGTGGCCGAGTTTTGCAGACGCTACGGCTACACTCACGCCGGTTTGTGTGAAGTTAAAAACGGAAAACGCGCTTATCATAAAAACATAGTGAAGGTGGAATATGACAAAGACAAAAACGATTGATACACTGGTAGACGACATCTACGAACTGGTGTCTAACGGTAAGAAGAAACCAGACCAAGGGCTGCTGTTTGAGCTAGGTGCCACGGTGATGGATGCCATGCGTAAACAGTTATGGGTCAGCCAAGCTGCACCTAATCCTAGGCTTCGTATGTCTAATATTGGCAAGCCTTGTAGCAGGGCGCTCTGGTACGACATCAATGGTGACGAACAAGCGGAGAGCTTCACCCCGCAGACCAAGCTCAAGTTCATCGTAGGTGACATTGTTGAAGCAATGTTGATCTACTTGGCCAAGGAAGCTGGACATTCTGTGACTGAGATGCAAGCCGAGATTGAGATAGACGATATCAAGGGACACATCGATTGCATGATAGATGGTGAACTGGTCGATGTTAAGTCTGCCAGTGCATTCAGCATGAAGAAGTTCAAGAACGGCACACTGCCTGACGACGATGCCTTTGGTTACAT